GTTGTAGCCGTGGCGGCAGATAAAATCATTATGCCGTCCAACTCGTTGATGATGATCCACGACCCGGCTATCGGCCTTAGCGGATACTATCCTGCGGCAGAACTGACGAAGTTGGTAGAAGCGCTGGCTACGATCAAAACAAGCATTGTCGCTGCCTATCGTAAGCGTTGTAAGATATCGGACGAAGAAATAGAAACGATGATGTCCAACGAAACATGGATGGGCGCCGCAGAATGTAAGGAAAAAGGTTTTGCTGACGAGATCATCGGAGGAGTTACTGCTGCGTTAAATGGCAATACTTTGGTGATCAATTCAGTGTCTTATGATTTGAACCATTTTGCTAATAGTGAAGCGGTAAAAAATAAATTTAAACAAAGTGAGGTTAGAGATATGCCAAGTGGTAAATTAGAAAAAATTCTTAATGCTTTAGGTTTGCAGGAACTGTTGGAAGATACACAAACAACAGCTAATGCTTGTGGCCAGACTAAAGCAAATAATACGCTTCCGGCGACGGTTGTT